GGTTTCGTGCCCGCGAGTTCCACTTATAAACAAAACATTTGAAGTGCCTTTATTACGGGATATGAGTCTATGATCATCACATTTGACCCAGAGAATATGACCCAGGCCCAGACCGCTCAAGTCTTGGGGGTTAGCGTTACACAGGTCAACAACTACCTAAAAAACGGGAGTGATTTTCCTTATTGCACAGATACAAGCGGCAAGGGGAAACCCCGGCGCTTTTACAGGCTCCCAGATCTGCTCCTGTGGCTAATTAAGTATCGGGGCCACGTAGCGGATGAGGATCTAGATGCCCTAGATAGGGCCAAACTCTTAAAGCTGGAGTCCGAAGCAGCACGGGAGAGGCTCAAGCTGGATCTGGAGCTAGGCCGTGTCTTACCTGCGGAGCAGATCGAAGCTGCCCTAGCAGCTACTTTTGGCGCTGTAGCCACCCAGATCCAGAACTTCGGAGACACCGTGGGCAAGTTGGTCCACGAGGGGCTAACCCCGGAGCAACGCTCGGAGCTTCTACAATCCAAGATAGACGCCATATTTGCCCGATTATCACGGATTGATTTTCTTTTGTCTGTATTTCCTGAGGATGAGCAGGAGACAGAAGATGAGTGAGCCTTGCCTTGTAAGACGCTATGCCAGCCCAGAAACATGGGACACCTGCACCGAAGAATGGGATCTTGAGGGTTGTGAGATACCTCCTCAAACATCCAAGGTAAACGGATATGTGAGACAGTGCTACGGAGGGGTACCAATCCTAGCCCACCGCCATGCCTGGGAAGCGGTAAACGGTCCTGTGCCTGAAGGTCTTGAACTTGACCACCTTTGCAGAAATAGAGCATGCTGTAAGGTTTCCCACCTCCAGGTAGTCACACATAGAGTCAATGGCTTAAGGGGTGAGGGGGTTTGCGCCAAATATGCACGGAAAGTTACATGTGATAAAGGCCACCAACTGGTAGCTAAGCCCGGTAGCACTAGGCGTTACTGCCCTGAATGTAGGGACCAATGGGATTTAGGCAGGGAGAGAGCTGGAGATAGAGAAACCCACAGGGCTAGCTGTGCCAATTACCGTGCCAATAACCGGGAAAAACGGATGGCTTACCAGCGCGAATACCGGGCTAAGAAGCGCGAGGCCCAGGATGGATAAGCGCATAATTCAAACCCTCCACGAAGCTTTTCAGCTACTTAAGCCACGGGAGCGCCTAGACCCCTACCAGTGGAGCTGTGCAAATTTGCACATCCCATCCGGAGAATCCAGATACCCAGGTCCTTTCAGTGCAGCACTTATGCCTTACCAGCAGCAGATGCTGGAGGTTGTGGGGGAGCCAAAGATCCACAGGGTTAGTTATATGTTAGCCAGCCAAACTGGCAAAACTAACTGCCTCCTGGCCTTATGCTTGTATTACGTCCACCACTTACCTAGCTCTGTCGGCTTTTATTCCTCAAATGCAGCCCACTTGGATGAGTTCTCAAAGGATAGGCTCCAGCCGACAGTGGACGCCTCTCCAAACCTTAAGCCATTGCTACGTAATAACGCATCGAAGAAAAGTCTAAATTCCATTAGATTCAAACGCTTTCGCAACTCAGCCACAATCCGGCTTAAGAATGCCTCTGTAGGGTCTAGCTTCCGGGGTCCCTCAATGCGTCTTGTAGTGTGTGACGAAATCGATGACCTACCTTTTGACGCTATGGGTGAAGGGGACCCAATAACTCAGCTGAAAAGCCGCACAACCATTTGGGGGGATATGGGCAAGCTAGTCCTGGCCTCTACGCCCACAATTACGGATGCAAGTCTAATTGAAACCAGCTTTAAAGACTCCGATATGCGCTACTACTGGGTCCCATGCCCAGCCTGCAAGACTCATCAAACTCTAGAGATGTCCTCCATTGTAGACGGGGAGCGGGTTTACCATTTTGTTATACCCAAGGACAACCCGGATAATGCCCACTTTGTCTGCAAACACTGCGGAGAGGCCATCTATGAGCAGTCCAAAGGCTGGATGCTGGCAAACGGAGAATGGCGCAAGAGCCAGCCTGAGGTTAAGAATCATGCAGGGTTTTGCTTAAACACCTTCTACAGCCCGTTATTTTCTTGGGAGCGCATGGCTTCTGAGTGGCTAGAGGCTTGCCGAAAAGGCAAGTTAGCACAAAAGGCTTATATCAATACCAGGCTTGCCCAGAGTTACGCCGATTATGATACAGCCAGATTAAACGCTAACACACTTGAGGCAAAACGCGAATACTACAGCGCCTTTATCCCCAAAGAGGTTGCATATATCTGCGGTTTCTGCGATGTCCAGAAAGACCGACTGGAGTTTGCCATATATGGCTTTGGTCTTAATGACCATGTGTGGCTTATTCGTCACTATTTGATCTATGGGGCAACCACTACAGCATTTACCCCAGCATTTCACACCCTGGATAAGCTACTAGATCAAGAATTTACCCATGAATCTGGCAATCGCCTGCGTCTACTCTGCACTTTTGTGGATTCCGGTGAGGGTGGTAAGTCCGCAGTTATCGGTGAGTTTTGCCAGAGCCGCATCAAGAGGGCTATTTTCGCATCCAAGGGCAGCAGCTCAGCTATCAAGGGTGCCACTAAGCGATCCTCTGATAAAAAAGGGCAGTCCCTCATAATGGTTGACACTGACCAATTAAAACACGCCCTTATACCTAGACTTTCCGTCAGGGATAAGGATGATACTGGCTATATCCATCTCCCCGCAGAGCGGATTGTATACATTCAGGATGAGGACGATCTGGTGGAGGCCTGGAATGAGGACGGGACCTCAGCAGACAACCAATATCTGGAGCAGTATCTCGCAGAATATGTAGCGGCTAATGGGCGCTGGGCAAAGAAGCCAGGGAGAACCCGAAACGAGGCCCTAGATTGCTTTGTTGGTGCGGTTGGGGCCTTCATTTATGCCCGAAAGGAACGCTGGGCGGCTGTAAATATCCAGGCCCAGCTCCAACGGCTCAATGGACAACCATCTCCACAAACCCCCCTAATCCCCAAAGAAACCACAGTAGAGGACCCCGCAGAAGCCCCAGATACCCCTCTGGAGCGTCCGCTCGTCATGGGACAGACCAATCCAGCACCTCCCGAGCCAGTCACCCCAGAGCCCACTCTTGTTAAAAAGCGTTTTGACCCTAACGAATACCTGGATTCGATGGACCTATGATTTGCGCCGAGCCCTTGCCTTCTCGGACATAACCCGCTTGGTTTCCTCGGAGTGGGTCTTACCCAAGCGGGACTTCCTGATTATTTGCTTGTGCTCTTCAGTCATTTTATGGCCAACACCCTTCTTATTCCCCCTCTGAGCATCGGACATTTTTGCTCTACTCTCGGCGCTATGCTTTCGGCCCACAATTGCTGCTGAAATACGCTCTCTATGGGAACGGCTTAAGGTCAGACCCCTACCAGGGGTCTCATCCTTTGATATGTTGTAGCACTTATCTTGATTGTCCCAATATGCCGCCAGAAATCTTCGTTCAAAGAACACCAAATCCTTGGCAGAGCACCAAATAATAGTCTCAAATCGCACCGCATCTATACCCGTAATATCCACATCCGACTGTAAAAACCTATTACCGTGCTTGCCTTGCTTAAGTTTTCTACGGTGCTCACCTACGCGCCTCTGTATATCCTTAGACCCCCCATAGTAATAGCGACCTGTCACCTCATTCAGTATCCGATAAATCCCGGCTGGCATAGTTACCTCCCATAGGAGATACAGCCGAGATTATCTTTCTGATTTATTTAAAGAGGTTCACCTATGCCGGATACCAGATCGTTTAATCGTCGCTGCCTGGATAACACCCTAGCTCTGATTGAAGGCCGCACAACGGCTGATGTCATCGAATGGGCCAACACCTCAGGCATCAACATAAAAAAAGAAACTTTTGATTCACTAATGAAGCGCAAGGTCTACTTCGAACGCCTTGTGGCCCGAGAAGAGGGCACCTATACGCCTTTTGTGAGCGTTCAAGTCCAATCAAACCCTTACTAAGGCGGTCTAAATGTCCCTATTTTCTCGCGTTAAAAACGTATTTAGCCCTGAATTGACCAGCCAAAGACGCATCAAAATGGCGATAAATACGCCTAATTATGCGGTCCAGGACGATTATTCTACAGCTAAAATGGAGCTACAGGTAGCTGGACCTAAGTCTATCCTCCGTGCTATCGATCTTGTAACCAATAGCCCACTTCCTAGGGCTTACTACACATGCCTCTCTAAGTATGTGATCGGTGAGTCAGGCTTTTCTTTGCGGTCTAAGATAACCCGCACCGATGCCACCCTAGACTCCGAGCTAAATAAGACCATTGAGGTGGCTTGGAAGGACTTCCAGAAGTGCCAGAACATCTCAACATCCCGGAACAAGTCAGGCCAGGACCTCAACCTAAGTCTAATCTTTAGTTTGGTTGTATCAGGTGATGCTTTTGTCCGGGTTGTGGAGTCCAGCCGCTGGAAATACGGCATGGCGCTCCAGGTTATCGCCCCCGAGCGGGTTGAGTCCCCTGCGATGTATTCGACCAACGTTTATAACGGGATCAAATTAAAT